AAACTGGTTAGAACTTTCGTATATCGTGCCATAATTAAAAAAACCTAAGGTGAGGGGATTTGACAAGCAGGCTCCCCTCGGGCCTTATCTATTAAAATTATTCAATAACTTTAACTGATAATTATTTGACCGGCTTCTGGCCTTACGACCTTCAACCCGTATCTCATGGACATGTAAGAACCAACAATTCCGAATCCCGGATTTGCTTCTTCTACTGTCAATGGACGTCTCTCCACGTAAGCCATTGGTTTTGCAGACAAATCGAAAACTCCGAATCGTTCTGCTGGAACCCAAGGGTTTACTACTACTGCTAAGCCATATAACTGACCAACAAGACCACCTGTTGCTAGCATACTACTGAAAGGATTTGCGGCTGAGTCGGTAGGCATAACATTGCCTCCTCCTGTAACCCCGCCTACTCCTCCTTGTGCTGTAGTGAATGCTGTCACGAAATCAGCCATCTTCAACATATTTTCATAGTGTGAAGGTGAAATGAATAAGTGAGTTGCGTTGTATCCAAGCTTGCTCATTCTTGTTACGGCAGATGCGACATCTTGTAGGGCAAAAGAACTTGCTCCGACGGATGTACATGCGTTATAAGATTTACATGCTTGTAAGGCTACTAAGGTCTGGTCTGCATACTGGTCTAAACGTCCAGCAAAAGTTGCAGCACTTCCAAAGAAACCACTGTTAGGTGTATTGTCGAAGTTCACGATAGCGGCTTCAGTACTTGCGGCTAAGATACTAGTTGCTGCATTAGGTAAACCTGTTTGTAGCGTAGCATCGTAGACACCGAAGATAACATTGGTTACGTGAGCCGTCAAGTGACGGTCTACAGCCTTGCGAGCTTCGTTCAATGCCATTTCAACTTCGTTAAATCTTGAATCTTCTATCATTCTGCGGGTAACACCAATTGCTAGACCCCACTCTTTGACTGCGATTCTCTCGGACCGTAGCTTCGTGTGTTGGTAAGCAGGAGTTGTTCCTTCTTCTATTTGTTCCATTGCCATGGATGGTTTTGCGAAAGTAATATCAATATTACCACCTGTATCTGTGCTCATTGAGTCTGCAAAGAATTGCATAACGGGAAGGTCAGTTGTCCTATAATCCATTATTGCGTCTTTGTAATCAATAAGTACTCGCTCTCCAGTTCCGCCAGTATTGGCGTACGAACCAGTGTTCAGGCTAGTTAAAAGTCCGGTTGTTGCGTCGACCATGTTTTATCTCCTTAAAGGGTCTGGACTCTCCATAGTCCAGCTACGCCAATAGCTTCGTCACCTTCTCCTAAGAGTTTAAGTACCATTGCTACTGGAATTTGTCCTAAAGCTGCACCGACTGCGGTTGCTTTAGCTAGTTGTCCAGCTACTGCACCCTGCATTTGCGGGAATCCTGCGGTAGTTGGTAAACAGTTTACATTAAGTATAACTCCTTTGCCGGTAATGATGCTAGCGATGTCGCCAGATGCTGTATCGGTAAGGGCATAACCTAATGGAACCATGTTTGCTGCTGTGGTAAGTTTAACTTGACCGTTAGCAGTTCCATCTGCTGTTACAGCATCGCCAGCTGTCAAAGCGGCTCCTGCTGTATATGGTAGAATACGCGCTGGCGCTCCACCGTCGTTGACTAATATTTCTGTTGCCATATTTATTCACCTCGATAGTAATCACGGTTTAATCTAATTTTACCGCTCTTGTCCATCTTTATTCCGAATTCTCTCTTGGTTTCTGGTTCTTCACCATCATCTGATGATTTACCTTTTCCGAAAGTTCTTTCGGTATCGTTTGTCGGTTCTGGCATTGCTGCTAGAGCCTCACTAAACCCAGTCAATCTGGGTTCATCCCATGCTGAAAGTTGTTCCACACGTACATCCTTCTTGTCTTCTTCTAAAGTTCCGAACAAGACCTCCTTGGATATAATTGCTTCTACTGCACTAGCTTTCCTAGTTGCTGCTTCTTCTTCGGTTCTCTTAGCTTCTGCTTCTTTGAAAGACTCAATTGATTTGAGTGCTTCATCGTAGCTTGCTTTGATTTCCTTATTAGATGCAGTAGCTTCTTCTAGCTGAGTACGTAGAGAAGCGAATTCGCGTTCTACAATACTTTCTGCGTCGGATTTTACATTAGTTTCTACTTTATCTTCTGACATAGTTTGTTCCTTTGTATTCCCGTTTTCACATCCACATGAATCTCCGTGGCCACCACAACCACAGTCGTGGTCGTCCTTAGGCTCATGTGAACCACACTTCGTTTCTATAGTACATTCTTTACAGACTGGGTCCATCTTTTCATTATCAATGAAACTCACTTCAGTTGGTCGAATTTTAGTGGCATAAGTGTCACCCATGACATCAATATCGTTTGAAAACCAATCAATACTGACATGTGTCATATCTCCCTCCTTAACTTTGTTCATTACTTCTTGACCGCGGCCATATTTGTTAGATACTGTTGCCAGCATCTTTACTGCGGTCTTTCCATTGTCCATCTTGATTAGCTCTGGATTAGCAGCCATGCCGATTAAGTCCTCGGCTGTTCTTTGATGGTCTACATAAATCGGGAGTTCAGTAAACTTGGTTAAGTTTTCTTTTAACTGACTTCCTTCAATATAAACTTTATGTTGTTCTCCTTCATCTTCATATTCATGAAGACCGGATGTAATAGCGATTACGGGAAATGATACGGAGTCAATTCCTTCGTCGCTTAAAAAGGTCATATCTTCACTCTCTAAATTAGAGAGAGCAAATGACCTGCGAGTTGGTTCTAACGTTTTTTCTCCGGCAAATTCCCGCTCTACGCCATTCTCTTGCGCCCACATGCTACACATGCCGGATGCAATCTCATCGGGATTATCAAAACCCCTCTTCTTTAGAGTAGCTTTAGTAGCTATTATACATTTTTCGTACGTCATGCTCTATCTCCTGTTGCGTTTGCGGAGGGTTTATTACCTCTATTCTGTGCTCTGGCGGATTCTTCTTTCTTATCTTGATTCTTTCCTCCAGAGATGTTAGCATTCTTATCACTCTGTTCTTTTTTGATTGGAGAAGCCTTGAGGTCTTCGGAAGTTTCCATATCTAATGTGGCTACTCCTTCTGGGTCCAGTCCTCTTTCCTCTCTAACTTCACCGGGTGATAAAACTCCTTCTGATAGATAAATCATATCAGTCTTAGCTTTAGTGAATGCATCTTGAACATTAATTTGCCTAAACTTAAATTTAGCGTCGCCTTTTTCTAATTGAGGCATAAGCTGGGAGTTAAGTGCTCCCTCTACCATAGTTTGTAAGTATCTTACGTATGGTTCGAATATAGGACGGGCCTTTTCGGGGTCTGTCCACATAGTTCTTGGTGTTTTAAGTGCTACATGTATCTTATCTAATATGTCATCTGTATATTTACCATATTCAAATGCACGTTGTGTACCTTGTAGTTCTTTAATTACTATATCGTTTCCGTGAATTATATCTTCTCCGGGTGCTAGAGTATTAAAAGCATCGACTATCTCGTTAATCTTATCAGGTCCATAAGGCATATCTGGTAAACCAGCACTAACATCAAATCTACTAGATGCGTATTTGTTTAATGCTGCTCCTATATCTCTTTCTGCATAATCCTTTAAATCAACTAAATATAAAATTGGGTGTATGTCAGACAATCCATAAGCATAATCATCGAATTGATTATTCTTTAGTTCTATTATCTCAGATTCTTCGAATCGTATATTTTCTTTGTCGTCTCCTACCTTCTGATAATAGTATTCTACCTGACCGTGCTCATTCCTTTTTACGTACATGTTTTGACTAGACCTTAAGACTAAATTGTCTCCAGTCCATTCTAAGTAACCTGTACCAAAGATTCTTGCATTTCTTAACCAACCATATAAAATGTGTTCTATATTTATATCGCGGAACATTTCTTCTAACTCTTCCCTTACGTCGTCATCGGTTGTAACTATGTCAAAGTTGTCTTTGACAGCATACAAGCATGGTAAATCAATTAAACTGCGAACTATAGGGTCAGATAGGTATACATTCATGTAAGTCCTATTCTTTCCAATATGTGGCTCGAAATCTTTTTGAGCGTTCATACCGGCGAATCCCTTATTTAGTTTAAGTCTTTTGATAACACCCGCACCATAACTGCGTGGGTCGTCTCTTTTGTACGCAGGACTACTTCCTATAGAAGCAAAACTACGTCTAACTCTATCTATAAACGACATGGCTATTTATAATTAACTGCGATGAGTATATAAAGCTTTTCTTATATACCTCGCAAGGAGTACTTGTTAAGTGATACTTTGCGTTGTCTAGTGGTAAAAAGTGACTTAGATGAGTGTTGTCCGCTTCTTGCTTGATGTGATTTGTTTATTGGTGTAGATACTATACTCTTACCAAAGTTACCTGACATAGGTAACATACTTAGTGTTGCATGTAAAGCCATAGCAGAACTATCACAGTAATCATCATGCTTTCCTGAAGGTGCTGAAATCTTTTCTGTCTTATTAGCAGCATCCATTATATATTCTAAATCGATATGTTCTT